CCAGTTGCTTTACCCGTTAATACAAGATTATGTAGTTCTTCTAGTTCAAATCCGTTTTGAACCTTAACGAATATTTCGCCATTGTTCTGTTGTTTGCGTGTAACTATGCCAATAAAAACCAAATGTTCAGGTGCTACTGGCTTGTTGGCTAGCCCATAGATTAAGTTGCCGTCTACTCCAAGCCATACAGGATCCCCAGCATTTGCCCCGTTTGTATTGAGTCCATCAAGTAGGCCTTCGGTAATTACATAGCCAATTCCATTTTTTTGTAGGTCTTGTTCTAGTAGTCCAAGAGTCTTTGAAGATGTAGGTTCACCCACATTGCTTGCTCTAACGACAAGCATATTAGTTCCGTCGTTTCCAGTAGACCCAGAAACGTAAACAGCTTGCCCTTTATAGATAGTTCCATTATAGTCACTTTTAACAAGATGTTTTACTGTAGATACAAACTCTACTGTTAGCGGGTCAAAAGGCGGTGTCGTTATTCGTATTCTTGGCTGGCTCATCCTATATCCAATATAAACTTAGCTATTGATACTCCAGCATCACCAACTGCAAAAAGCTTATCATTAGGAGCAAGTTCAATTGTAAAAGATTGTCCAGGATAAAGTTTGTGCCCGTAATCCGAAGAAGATACACTTTCGTTTCCCAGGTAGGCAAAGCCAGTCGTCATAATATTTTGGATTGATACAGCCGTTTGAGGATCAATAACTCCAGTTACAGTTAAGTCTACGGGGGTTGAATTGAGGGCTATTATTTGTTGCCTAATCATTCTTCTATTATACCCCTAGACAAGCAAAAATCCCAACCAGAGGCGGATCCGATTGGGACTTGCTGCACCTTCGTGCAAGTATCAGGAGCACGAATGCTACGACTAATACTTACTAATTGTAATATTAGACTTTTTCAAAGTCAAGAGGGATCTTTAAATAATCCTTTTTCAATGATAAAGTCATGCAGGTTAGATAGCATATAAATTAAGCTATTCTGATTTTGCATTACCTGCTGCTCAATAGCCATAAGGTCTACACCATTTGCAACACCCATTGCACGAGTATCATTATTTATTTTTTCCAACATTGCCATTACTACTTTTTCTTTATCCATTTTCATTTTCCTTTACTGGGTTATATGAAGGGCTGGGTCCTAAAAGGTAGCCCTCCTCATGGTAATTTACCATCTTACTAATTTCTTCATCACCGCACACTTTGCTGGCTAAAAGACAAAGAACGTCATATATTCTAGCTAGCATAATATAATTTACCATAGGCAAATTATCTTCTAAATTATTATTTTCTATATTATTGTCCATCTGGTCTACCTAAGTCTTCCCAAAATATTTCTCTTCCCATGTTATCTGTTACCACCATAGGAGTAGATTCACATTGACATTCATTACCGCTACATTTTTTCATTATGATTTACCATCCTTACAATGTCATCATATAATTTGGTTCCTATATTTTTTCTATAATCACAAGAGAGGCAATATAAAAATATATTGTCTTCATTATCTAGGTTAGACAGAAGAAGACCTTGATCGATTGGACATTCCATTTTCGATACAAGGCCCTCTTCTGAAAGAGCTATATATTTTGATACGTACTGTATCTTCATTATTCCTCTTGTTGTTTCTTTAGTGGAAACTTGTGAAACCACTCTTGTGCCCTTGGGGTTAACCCCTTCCAGGCAGACCAGTCGGTACCGCCCTTGGTCATATAATACGTTATCTCTGCGTTAATTACTGGATCAAATAAAAGTACATTTGATCTCAGGTTAAATTTTTCTTTACGATCAATTCCGAGGTTACCCAACATATTAATCTGAAAAATTCCATAGGAACTGTCTCCAGTATTCCTGTTACCATTATATGCCATAGGTCGTCCATTGGACTCCCGTTTAGCTATGGCCCAAGCCGTTTGAAGGGCTTTACCTTCAAATCCGACTGCCCAAAGCAGGCTTTTTAATTCCTGCACAGACATCATTCCTGAAGGCTTATAAACAGTATTGCTGTACTTCACTAAGGTTTCTTTCTTAAGTTGTACTTCTGTCTTTGGTTTTACTACTAGAGCTTGCGATTCTGGCATTACTGGAACAACCGTGTTGTTTCCGAATAGAAATAATGTTATCATTACTATTACGGTCCAGTGATGGGCAACATCACTAAGCTTTTGTTTTATATTCTCCATTGGCATTTCCTCCTTTAGAGATAACGAACTATAAGAATAGCATTGTCAGTAAGTTACTGTCAAGTCAGTCGACCAGAAAGATTATATGCAAATATCATTTTTTACGCCTACAATTAACTTTAAGAACTCTAATGGATATGGTTATGCTGGATCAAATATAGCTACTTCGTTAAAAGAGTTAGGCCATGATGTTCCATATTCTTATCCAAAAGCTCCAGTACAATTAAATTTTGCTCAGCCAGAACATTTTAAAATGCACAGAGGTCAATATCAAATAGGATATACTCCGTGGGAATCTACAAAAATTCCAGATAAATGGAAAAATATGTTAGATCACTGCGATGAAATTTGGACAACATCAGACTGGTGCGCTAATGTTTTCGAAGATAACGGATATAAAGATATCAAGGTTTATCCACATGGTATACAAGACATATGGAAGCCAAAAAGAAGAAGAGAGTCAGACAAGATTAAGTTTCTTCACATCGGAGAGCCAGCACCAAGAAAAGCTGGACAAATGGTAGTAGATGTGTTTGGAGAGCTTTATGGAAATAATCCTAAGTATTCTCTTACAATAAAAGCGTATCATCATAATACAACCAGAGTTTATAATAACTACATAGATAAAGAGATAATAGGTTTACCACAAAATATTTATAATAATGTAAAGGTTATAACAGAAGAACTAAGTGATCTAGAGTTAGTTAGACTATATCACGATCATGATGTTTTAGTATATCCAAGTTATGGAGAAGGATTTGGTTTTATTCCGCTCCAAGCCCTTGCTACTGGTATGCCAACTATATGTACGGCAAGTTGGGCACATTATGAAAAATACTTAGGCCCATTAAAATTAAAATCAAAGCTAGTTGATTCCCCGTGGCCATTTCCACACGAAGGTAAAGTTTTTGAGCCAAACCGTCAACACCTAGTTGAGCTTATGAGAGATGTTGTTTTTAACTTTAATGCATATTCTGGATATTACTATGCTCAGTCAACTAAGATACATCAAGAATATAATTGGTTAGAGTTGACTAAGAATTCCTTTGATCACATATTCAAAAAATTTAATTAGCCCTAGACTCTTAAAAAAAAGTTTGATACACTTAGGTTTCATAAAAATTTATTAATCCGTAAGGCGGAAGAAGAGGTCACACTTAAAATGTCAAAAACTATTGAAAACCCATATGAAAACTTTATTGCATTGTCTAGATATGCAAGATGGATTCCAGAAGAAAATCGTCGTGAAACATGGGGTGAGACGGTAGATCGCTATTTTGACTTTATGACAAAACATCTTAAAGAAACTAAAGATTATATTCCAGATTCAAAACTTCTTCAAGAAATGAAAGAAGCAGTTTATAATAGAGACGTAATGCCATCAATGAGATCAGTAATGACTGCAGGTGCCGCATTAGATAGAGATCATGTTGCAGGTTACAACTGCTCATTTGTTCCAGTAGATTCACCACGCTCATTTGACGAAACAATGTATATTCTTATGTGCGGAACAGGAGTAGGGTTCTCTGTTGAATATAAGTATGTTAATAAACTTCCTCCCGTTCCAGAAACTTTAGAAAAGTCTACGACTGTAATTACGGTTGAAGATTCAAAGCAGGGTTGGGCTAAAGCATATCGTGAGCTACTTGCATTATTATGGTCAGGACATATTCCTTCTGTTGATGTAAGCAAACTTCGTCCATCTGGTGCTCGACTTAAAACAATGGGCGGAAGATCATCTGGTCCACAGCCACTCATCAACCTATTTGACTTTACTATTGCAAAGTTTAAATCTGCAACAGGACGACAGCTAAAACCAATTGAAGCACATGATATTATGTGTAAGATTGGAGAAATTGTTGTAGTCGGAGGAGTCCGCAGATCAGCAATGATCTCTTTGTCAAATATTAATGACATTGAAATGGCTCAAGCAAAATCTGGGAACTGGTGGGAAAATAATTCACAACGTGCACTTTCAAATAACTCTGTTGCTTACTCACGTAAGCCAGAAATGGAGCAATTTATTGCAGAATGGAAATCTCTTTATGACTCGAAGTCTGGCGAACGTGGAATCTATAATGTTGCAGCAGCGCAGAAGCAGGCAGCGAAGTATGGCCGTAGAGACCCTGAAATCCATTATGGAACAAACCCATGTTCCGAAATTATTCTCCGTCCTTATCAGTTTTGTAATCTTTCAGAAGTCGTATTACGTGAAAAGGATACAGTTGAGGATGTTTCAAATAAAGTACGTCTTGCAACAATTCTTGGAACTTGGCAGTCAACGTTAACAGACTTTAAATATCTTCGTAAAATCTGGAAAGATAACACAGAAGAAGAGCGTTTATTAGGAGTTTCTTTAACTGGACAATTCGGACATAAATTCTTTTCAGGTAAACAAGATATTAAGAAATTAGAAGAAGTTTTAGTTGGGCTTCGTGAATACGCAAGAACAATTAATTCAGAAGAGGCTCAGAAAATTGGGATTCAAGAGTCTGCTGCTATTACATGTGTAAAGCCTTCTGGAACAGTTTCCCAATTGGTCGGGGTGTCTTCAGGAATGCATGCATGGCATTCACCATATTATATTCGTACAGTACGTGGCTCAAAAGGAGATCCAATCTCTACATTTTTAAAGGAAGTCGGAATTCCAGTAGAAGATGATGTTATGAAACCAAACGACACATACGTATTTTCATTTCCAGTTAAGGCACCAGAAGGTGCGATTGTTAGAAATGATTTAACAGCAATAGAGCACTTAAATACTTGGCTTGTTTATCAACGTGCATGGTGTGAGCACAAGCCTTCAATTACTGTATCTGTAAAAGAAGATGAGTGGATGGAAGTGGGGGCTTGGGTGTATAAGCATTTTGATGAAGTTTCTGGAATCTCATTCTTGCCACACTCTGATCATACTTATAAGCAGGCTCCATACCAAGAAGTTACAAAAGAAGAATACGAAGCAGTTCTAGCACAAATGCCAAAATCGATTCGTTGGGAAGATTTGTCTTTCTACGAAACAGAGGACGGAACTTCTGGAACCCAGACACTTGCCTGTACATCAGATGGTAATTGTGAGATAGTAGACATATCAGCTTAGTGATACAATAGTATTTGGGTTAATACCCAAATTCTCAGGGCACCCTGCCCTGATTGGAGATGATAAATATGGCTAAATTCGATAAAGCCGATTTAAACAAAGATGGGAAAGTTACAATGCAAGAGCAAATTCTAAGCGCATTAGGTACATATGGAAGAGCATTCTTAGCAGCAGCTATGGCTCTATATATGACTGGAAATACAAATCCAAAGGATTTGATCGCAGCAGGCGTAGCCGCAGTTGCCCCAGTTATCCTTAAGGCGCTAAATCCAAACGATAAAAGCTTTGGATTTCAGAACAAGTAATCAGTAGATTAGAAATACTCCTGTGCTAGAATTGGTACAGGAGTATTCCTATTTAGGAGACTATGGCAAATGGCAGTACAAAAAAATTTCGAAGTAGATCAAAATGCTACATTTACTTTTCAGGTTCAATACACTGAAGAAGATGCAGTAACACCTATTTCTTTAGTTGGCGCATCAGCAAAAATGCAAGTCCGAGACACACCAGGCGGATCTAAGTTAGCTGTATCATTAACATCGCCATCTGGTGGAATCACAATAGATGGAATAAATGGAACATTAACAATAAAGATGACTCCAACTCAAACAAATAAATTATTCTATCCAAAATCTTCTTACGATATTATGGTTATCGATGCTGCTGGGAATAAAATTAAACTCCTTGAAGGGTTTATGGCTCTCAAAAGATCGGTGACCATTTGATGATGGAGCTCCGCTTCCATTAAGTATTGTGTTTCCACGAATACCTTGTGGTCCAGGAGAAGAAACTATAACATTGTTTATAGTTTCTGTAACTATTATTTTTTCATTCAT